TACAAACAAATATGAAACAAGCAAACAATCAAGAACAATTAACATTAGCAGTCTTTCAGACTTATCCTAATGAAAATCTATCTGCCAATGAGGTGTGGGCTTTTTTAATTGACAATGAATCAATTAACGAACAAACGCCACTAACATCTATACGCAGAGCAATTACTGATTTAACAAATCGTAACAGACTTGTTAAAACAGATAAAAAGGTATTAGGATCAGCAGGAAGAAAAACATACACTTGGAGATTAAAATAATGGCTTACGAACACAAAGAAAATAAAGGTTCTATTTTTAAGAACGACAGAAAAGAAAAAGATACACACCCAGACTATACTGGTCAGATTAATGTAGCAGGTACATTGTATAATATATCTGGTTGGATTAATGAAAGTAAAGGTGGGAAAAAATACTTCGGATTATCTGTATCAATTCCAAAACCAAAAGATAACAAACCTTTAAGTCAAGACGAATTACCATTTTAATGGATTAGGGCAACATTTTAAAACAACAATAACAATTATGGCATTTGAAGGAGTGTCGCAGGTAACCAATCCTGTCTTAATTTCGGTTAATGCTCTAAATAAGATTATTGTTTTTTTCAAATACGGTTGGCTACTGGTTGCCCTAAAGAATTATGATAGATAAAAAAACAGCAGAACGATACAAAGATTTATTAAAAATGCTCAAAGAAGAGGATAATAATATCAAAGAACGAGTAAGACAAACTAATAAGATTAGAGAAAATCTAATTTTGCGTAGTTTGGAAGATAAAAAAGACTAAACGCTATATAACGCATTATTTACGGTGTTCATACCACTTTGTTTTATCTCGCTTATGATATGCTATCAACAAGCGTTTTATGGTCATAGAGGGGTATTTTAAGAAGAAAAATTTCTTATAATTGCTCTTCAATGTTGATTTCAACACGATACACATTATAAGCTGTTTCTGATACTGGTAATTTGTTATTTACAAAACGAACTAAGAAGTTTTTATCGGTATCTGCTCCACTACTTGCAAATCCATCTTCACTATATCCGAATGCAGTCTTTTGTCCTTTTACTAAATCAAACAAAGCAACCAGTTTATCTTTATTTGCTTCGCTTATATTTTCATATACAAGTTTTCTTTTTTTGCGTTCTGTTTCGTGATTAGCAAAAGTGTATGTTTCGCCACCTAATGATTTCTTAACTCTTATTCCATCGTATGCTTTTGATACATCTGTTCCGATATTTGGATTCTGATCTGGTGAATAAGTACCAGAGTTAGTTCCTGTTGCGTCTGTTGCGAATTTTACTGATGTAATAGCCATAATTAAATTTAATTCTTTTTATATTTCTCTCAAAGATACTTTTAAACTTCCTGGACTTCTTGTTAAAGAAGTTACTATAAACTTCTTGCCATTGAATGATTGTCCAAATGGTTCAACGATCATATCGGTATGGTCAAACGCACATATATCTCCAACTTCCATTAAATAGAAGTAAGAGCTACCACCAGAGCTACCTGGATTTATTATTTCTGTATCTATCAACAATTTTGGATTTCCTTCAATCGCATTATAATAATTTGCATAACCATCATTTTTATTTCCAGAACCCATATTTACTGCACCGATAGCACTATTCAATATTTCTAATTCTTCTGTTTCTACATTTTCATCACTTTGTACATTATAGTCTGTTCTCGGATTGTTGGTAGTATCTGTAGATGTTTGTTCAAATAATAGTTCATCATTGATAGGATTGCGTTGATATTTAATTACTCTTTTTGTAACCAAACTATCAAAAGCAGTTAATGATATGCTTGTATTAGTTATATCACTTTTACTTATCGTATGGTCTGTTGCTGGACTATCTACTAAATATATATATTGTGGACTACCATCACTGGCTTTAAATCTAAATATAAATCCACCTTCTTTTTGGCATTGTTCTAATACCTTTAATAATTCTTTTTGTTTATGCAAATAATAAAATATAGTCCAATTAGTTCTTGCTGTGTTTAATGCAGAATAATTTTCAGGTTCTGTTGTAATACCTGCAAATCTATAAATTAAATCTCTGTGCATTTGTACTATGTTGGATACTCTTGTTCCTGCTGCCCAAGATTGATCTAATCCATCTGCAGGTGTATATAGTTTTTTCACAGAAGTAACAGCACTTGAGTCTACTAAGTTTTGTACATCTTTATCTGTATTTTCAGCATCTATTTCTGAATTTATCTCTAAATACATATCAAATACTTTAATAGTTAATCCGTGTGTATCGCCACTTCCACTGCCAATATTACCACTCGAACTTGCAAAAAATCTTAAACTAATACTTTCTGGAACTCTTGAGGTATTGCTTGAAAAGTTTCCAGTATCTAATAAATCTATAGAAGCATTTTGAACTGTAGTGGTTGAAGTATGGTCAGTTCCATCTACAAAATCTCCTGTGTAATCTTCGTTTATAAAAACTCTGTATTTCGTAGATAAAGTTTCACCTGCACCAGTTGGTGCATCGAAAGCACTTACTTGATAAGAAAATTTTAAATTACATTTTTTAATAGAATGTTCTTCTCTTGGTAAATCTTTTAATAAGAATGATGCTTGTACTGTAAAATCATCATTTGCACTATGTGTAAGAGTTGCAAAAGAAGAAGCTGAAGTATCATAAGCATTTGACAAATTAGAAGTTGCATTATATCCAGAAGATGCTTCTACTGTTTGCGACCTTATATAATATCCTCTTTTCAAATTGATAGGTGCAAATAAAATAGGTTTGTCATCATTTTCTGAACCTTCGTATAAATTTGTAGAATTTTCCTGTGCGTATTCATCATCTCCTGCAAGTATTGGAGTAAACAAAGGAAACCCATTTGCATCAAACATATCTTTAATCGGATAATGTAATTTACCATCATCAATACCAGAGTTAATTGCTACTGAATATACATCAGCACCGTCTGCGTGAGCAGCTAAAGTAGTTCCTGCGTATGCTCTGACAACAGTTATTACAACAAATGTGGAAGGAATAAAAGCAGAATCGGTAATTAACATTTTTTCACTATCTATTTGTATTACTTTTCCAACTTCAAATGCAGTAGGTACACTTCCATTTATAATTTGAAATGCATTGTCAGTAACATCTGCCAATAAAGATTGGTCGCCAATTCCATCAGTATCAAATCCAGTATCAGTGGCACTTCCTAATGAAAATCCTTCAAACGCCAAACAATTAAATCTATCGTCGTTTAACGAATCTACTTGCAAAGGAAAACATCTTGCATTGTCTATAAATCCTGGACTGGTAATCGTAGATGTTTCAGATACTCCATCTCCATAAACAATAGGAAAAAAGTTACCTGCTTTACTTGTAAACTCTGGAATCTTTAAAAAATCTATTGGAGTTTTTGCTGCTATTTCTATAGTAACAACATCTTGATTTTGCAACCTTACAGATTTTAACCTACCAGTATAAATAGTATTTTCTTGTCCATTAACTCTTGACTTAACAATTACATCTCTGTTTATATATTTTCTTGTACCACCATATATTTCTTCTGCTAATGTAGCATTGCTATAATTTGATAATTGTCCATTTACGCAAGAAATACTTAAGTTTCCATTTTTTGAAGTAGATGCTTTTAAATCTATTGTTTCTCTTATTGATGGCAAAGAGGTAATCAATGAATGATATTTAGTAGTACCACTACCTACTTCAGCAGTTCCCAATCTAATATATTGTGTAGATCCACCAGAGGTATAAGTGTCGTTTCTTAATTCAAATATCCACTCTTCTTTTATAGTGCTACTAAGAGCATTGTTGTAAGCTGTTGTAGAATTGATAGGCATTACGCAAGATTTCTTCTTATTGAATCTTCAATTTCTGGTAATAAGTTATCTCTTACAAATTCTTGTGTTCCAATAACATTACCCATAATATTTACATTGATAGAGCCACTTCCACCTGCGTCACCAAAGTCTGGACTGGATAAAGGTGTAATGTCTACTCGTTCTCTACCACCAGCGTTATCGCCAACCATAATCATTTGTTGCCCTCCAGTTATGAAAGAACCACCACGAGCAAACGCTGGAGGTTTTTGTCCAGCAATTAAACCTGCTTGAGCTGCACCAGATGCTATGACAACTCCTCTCTGTGCTGATAAACCTGCTGCTGCTGCAAATGCTCTGGCAGAAGCTGGTTTACCACCTGGAGTCGCTGCTAATTTTGTACCAAGTGCTATTAATTCATCTCTCATTCTTTTAATCTTACCAGCAGTTTCCATTGTACTCATAACAGTTTTAACAATTTCATTTGCTTGGTTTAGTTTAAAAACTAAATTTTGTTTTTTCTGTAATTTCTTGAGAGCATCTTTTTCCATATTCTCTCTTTCTTCTGCACTTGCATTTCTAAATTTGTCAGTATCTCTCAATGCAGAAAGTTCTGCTTGTTTTTGCTGATCTATACTTTTTTGTGCTATACTAAAAACTCTATTGAAATGATCTGTAAATAACTGTTCTCTCATCTCCAATCGCAGTTTTTCTCCCTCATCTAATATTTTTGCATCTTCTACAGAAATTTTTAGAGCTTCTGCTAATTTTTTAGTTTCTTTTGTTATTGAAGATGCTAAACCTAATATTTGTCTTTGTATTTGTTCATATAATGTTGCAAAGTTTAAGTTACCTTCCAATACTTCCTGTCTGGAAAGTTCATCATTTTTTAATTTTTTTAACAAATCTATATTAGAAAGAAGATTTGTAATTTCTTTTTTTCTTTCTTTATTTCCCAACTGTAATAATATTTTTTCCTCTCCAGTTGCAACTCTTTCTTGCATTTTCATTGTTGCAAGTTCTTCTCTAAGTTCTCCTTCTTTGATACCCATTTGTTCTAATTTTAATAGTTCTTTTCCTAAATCTTTTGTTATATTTAATCTTTTTTGTTCACTATCTGCAATAGCCCTCATAATTATATTAGTATCTAAAGTTGTTTGTTTTTCAACAGCGTCTAATTCCATTTGTTGCATTCTTATTTTTAACATTTCAAGTCTAAGTTCAACAGCAGCATCTCCCAACTCTCCAAGCTCTCTTACTGTAGTTTCAAGTTCTGTTTCTGCCATTTCTGTAAACATTTTAGCTAATCCAGAAAATGCGTTTGTTAGAGTTGTTACAACTCCTCGCATATTTATTAAATCTCCAAGAGCAGCACTCATTCTTGTAAATGCGTCTGACATATTAGAAACTAATCCAGTCATTGTTTGTGCAAGTCTATCTGTAGCACCTGCAATACCTGCTTCAGGATCAAGCAAAGTTTCTTCTAATGCTTTTCTAAAAGCTGGTAAACTAATTTTTGATAAATCGTCTATACCTTTAAAATCACGAATAAGCTGTAAAATACCTCTTTCTCTAAGAATATCTGCTGCACCAGCACCACCAGCAAATGCTCTACCAAGAGATTGAGCTGCTTCAGTAGCAGTTACACCCATAAACGCTGCTAAGTCAGCAGTAGGTTTTATCATCTCTTCAGCATTTGTACCAAATGCTTTTAATGCTGCTCCAGCTTCAACAACATCTGTTAATGTAAATGGAGTAGTAGCTGCAACTTTGTTAAATGTATTAAATGCTTTAGTTCCTCTTTCTACAGAACCAAACATTGAATTAAGTCTTACCTGAACAGCTTCAAATTGCATAGAGGTTTGTATAGAATTTCTAATACCTGCTGCCATACCACCAAATGCAAATGTTACAAGAAGAATTTTATTTCTAATAGAACCAATTATTCTTTGTAATCCAGAGGTAGAAATACGCATTCTGTTTTGTGCTTTTGTTACTCTGGTAGTAGAAACTGCCAGTTGTTTATTACGCATTCTTAAAACTCTTACCTGCTCTTTAAGTTTTGCAACTTGTGTAGAATTTTTCTGCATCGCAAAACGATGCTTTTCTTGAGCCATTAATAATTTCTTAGTAGCAGTAACTGCTTTTAGATTTGCATTGTTAAATTTTCGTTGAGCTGCAGAAACTTTATTTTGCTCTTTTGCTAAAATCTTTAGAGAGTCGATTAATTCTTTTGCTCCCTTAGTAGTAAATTCTAATTGTATCTGTAAATTTTTAGCCATTTTTTATTTTATTATATTGTTCTGATTGTACATAATTTAACATTTTTTCTATAACATTGCACTTATCAATCCATTTTTTTGGTTGATTTCCGTATGATCCTTCATAAGGAGGTACTTTCATCTTCTTGCAATAGGTATATCGTTGTATATCTCGTTGATATTCTCTGCTAATAAAGTGATTTGGACAAGCAAAAAATGGTAGATGTGACTTAATACTTTGGTGTAGCTCGAACTTTCGTTCTGATGTTTTATTATGTTCTTCTAATTCTTCTTTTAAGAGATTGATAACATACCATACATCGTCCATAGATGTAAAGGTGTGAACGCTGTTATTCTTTTTAAGAGGTAACTTAGCTTTATATGGAAAGGTAGAATATTTGCAACCCTCACACCAATCATCTATCAATATATTTAACTCAAGTGAGAGGGATTCTATTCCCCCAAGCTATTGTATTCCTGAATAGCAAGTTGTAATTCTACTCTATCATTTATAGATAAAGATTTAATAAATTTATCATCTGCACCTTTCACACCATTTCTAATCCATAGTGTACTTAATGCAAATTGATTTTTAATTACTGATTGTCCATCTACTTCTTCAAATTGTACAGAATCCATACATTTGTCAAAAGCGTCTACAGACATTTCTATAAGGGTAGCTTTATTGCCACTCTTAAGCGTTATTTTTTTAGACATCGATTATCCTTTATTTGTTTTATTCTTCTGTTATTGAAACAAGATTACCTGATGTACCAGCAACTGCTTTTGTGCTAACTGATAAGAACATTGCTTCCTCTTCAGAAAAACTAACATCTGTAATAATAGAAGTAGGCATTGATATTCCTACATTTCTTGTTGAGTCGGTTAGTGCTGCTAAAGTATTTGCAACTGTACCAGTTGATTGATTGTTGAAGTCCTCAACCAATCTTGCTGTTTCGTCATCGTATTTTACACTTGCTTCAAGGGTTGCAGAAACTTCTGGTAAAGCTCTTGCAATTACTTGGTAGCTTCCTGCTGCGTCAAAACCCATAAATTGAGCATCGTTCTCAAGCGTGAAGCTAAATGATTTTAAAATTGGATCTGGAATATCTGCAATAGTTGTATCTGCTCCTGCATCACCTGCATCGCCATAATCTGACATAAAGTAATTAGAGTTAAAGTGAGCTGTACCATTTGAAGGTGCTAAATCTGTTGGTGATAAATCTGGAACCATACCTGATTTAAATGTTCCTGAAAATTTAACTCTTCCTGACTCTTCGCCAATATCTGCACTAATAGTAAGTGATGTTAATACACAACCACCAAATAGCATTTGATAACCACTTTGTGGTGATTCAATTAAAACGGTAAAAGTACCAGTGTTGTCAGAATATACATCGCCTACTTTAATTTCTGTTGGATCATAGTCAAACTCAATATCGTAAGTAGAAGAAGTTTCTTGAGTGATGTTTTGTAAAAGCACTGGTAAGATAGTATCATCTGCGATACCTGAAAAACTTATTTCTTTTACAGTTAATTTATTTGTTAAGAACATATCAACTGCTTTTAATGTTCTACCAGTTCCGTGTCTTACATCTAACACCTGTTGTGGGTTTAATGAAGGAAACTCAATAGAGTCAATATTAATATAATTAAATGTTCCGTTACCTGCTGCTTGAATTGCAGTACCTGCTGCTGTTTCAGGAGCTATCGCTAACTGAAAATCTTTTGGACTAAAACTTACTTTACTGTTCGCCATCGTTCTTTACCTCTTTTTTTACTTTTGACTT